GGAACATATCGTACATCCTGTCCATCAGTCCAGACGGCATTCGGTCTGCCTTGCTTGGCCACCCATCCTCCTCCCTCATGCTGTCGTGCACATCAGCCGCACTATGGTCCCCGTAGCCGCATATACCGATGATCTTCTCGGCCAGATGCAGCGCCAGTATAGCGTCCCCGCCGGACACGGACATCGAGTTGAGGGCATCCTCGGATGTGCTAAGGTGGCATACACCGATCTCGAAGCCCTCCGGCAGATCGCAGCCCTGCAGCTCATACACAATAGGCTGCAGCGGGCTGCCCTCGCGAATCTTGCCGGTGTCGAGCACGATCCATCGGCCAAGGTTCTGGTCCAGCGCGTTCCTGCGCCACTCCTTCCGGTCATTACCACCCGACGGCATCCAGTTGGCCAGCGTGAACCCGCAGTCCAGCGAGCTGTAGATTGCACCCGATCCTCTCCATGCGCTGTTATCCGCCCTGTACTCGTCCGGGTCCTTGTCCCGGTTCTTCGGGGTGTGGTGGGCGTGCATGATGGCAGCGCCGGTCATAGACGTGATCAGCAGGAACGCCTTGGTCAGCATCGCAGCACTGCTTGAGCTGTTCTCGTCCATTGCATCCGACAGCGTGATGTACGGATCGAGGATCACGAGCCGTGCGCCCGTGCTGCGGACCCAGCCGACGATCTTGGCCACGTTGTCCTCGTCGATCTCAGGCGTGCCCACCTCATTCAGGGCGATCAGCCGCATCGTGCCCTCTGTCTTGCCGCGCACTGATACGCCCAGACTGTGCGACAGCCCCATGTCGATGGCGACCGCCTTGAGCCTGCGCTTGATGTCGGAGACGTGCTCCTCATTCGCGATCCACAGTGTCGGTTCAGGGTTATACGCACGCGGCAACCCCATGCGCTCTGTGCAGCCCGCCGCCAGAGTAAGAGACAGCGCCGCCAGCCACCGGGTCTTGCCGACGTTGGACGTGCCGGCCAGTGATGTCAGCCCGCCTGCCGGGATCATGCCCTCGATCAGCCAGTCGATTGCCGGCAGGTGCTCGAGGTGCAGTCCCTCGGCAGTGATCGTCTCAATTTCATCGCTATCCGCAACGCGTGCCTCAATGTCCTCGGCCGTTGTCTCGCGCTGCGGCCCGATAGGGCGGGTTATTGGCATATCCATCAGTGGCTTCTCAGCCAACAGCGCCTCGATCACGTCGTCGTCCAGATCCGCCGCGTGCTTCGCCATCGCGCTGTCGACCAAGCTGTCGATCTTGGTGTACCGGTCAACCCAGTCGTGATGGCGGTCATGCGACGGGTCAGCAGCCTCCGACGCGTTCATCAACGCCTGCAGCAGGGCAACCTGATCTTCCCTGCTCAACATGGTGCCGTCTGCCTTCCGTCGCTCTATCAGGCGCATCGAGATAGTGCGCAGAGCCGGGTACAAATCCTCGGCCGTGCGGATGCGGTTGATCAGCTCGTCGTCGGTCGCGCTGTTCCACGACGTGACTGTCAGGTCACCTGTGCCGCCCTTCTTCACCATGATGGCCCGCAGCACATCGAGCGGGAACTTGGATACCGGCACGTCGCCGAACACCTCATAGCCCGGTGTCCCCGGCCAGCAGATGTAGCCTGCGCCGCCTGCCTTCACATCGACGCCCTCGGCGAGCTGCGCAGGGAAGCGCACATTGTCGACGTGGCGGAAGACGAAGTGCAGGCCCTTCGACCGCGTCGAGTGCGAGCGCGTCTCCATCAGCCATCGGTGGTTCTCGTCAAGCCACTGCTGAACCTGCGGCCCCTTGTGCAAGTCGACATCGACGCACATCAGCCCGGACATCGCGCCCATCGGCACCGCGATCTCTTTCGCCCGAGGGTGTGAGAACAGCTCGACCACCCTGTCCGGGTCGGTCGTCGCCACCTTGTAGCCGCCCTGTCCGGGTCCGACTCCGAGGTCAGCATTTGACCAGACAGGCATCTTGTCGCTGGTGGGAAAAACAGGGAGCCCAGACGCCGCAACATCAAGTGCAGCCTTGATCAGGGGCGGTTGTTTGTCGTATAAATCGTTTGTCGAAGCCATATTTTTTCTCCTGTATTATGGCTGAGGATAGTCGGCACGGGGGTGCCGCAGATAAAGAACTAGGGTCGCCTTTCGGCGGCCCTAATTCTTATTATCAGATCAGTTAAACTATGCGAAGCGCGTTTTTAACGATCTTGCCTGCGCCGCGATACTCGTCGATGTGACGGACGCCGCCCTGATCGATGACCATGCTGTCCTGCACCACCTGCACATGACCGGTGGTTCGTATTATATACCGCTTGCCGGGGAGGGCGTGCTTCTTGACGAAGGTCTTGAGGCTCATGCGCTTGACAATGCGGAGTAGGGGGTGCGGATCGAGCGGCGTGTCGTCGACGTAACGGACGCCGAGGTTCTCGGCGGCCTGCGTCGTGTAGTCCCAGCGCGTGCCGCCCTTCCAGTTGCTGCCGACGTAGCGCGGATATACGCGGATATACTCGGCAGTGGCTTCAGCCAGTGTGACACCGGCTACAACGGCAAGGGCGGTTAGGCCGCAGTTAGGGCCGCGCTGTGCGTCGACGGGGAGGGCTAGGTGTTCCATGTCAGGTCTCCTTGGTTGGTTACCCTCCCTATATAAGAGCCTGACAATATATTATCAACCCCCTAAAAAAATTTTTTTGTCAGGTACTTGCAATCCTGATCAGGGTGCCCATATACTGTGTACCGCAGCACGGTGCTGCACTAACCAACGGAGACCTGACCATGAACATCTTGGATCGCAACAAAGCCTTCACCGCCGCAGAGTTTAAAGCCCTACCGCGCAATGCGGACGGCGACATTATCGACCTTTGGGCCGCATTTGTTTGGCTTACGCCGCAGCAAGTAGGTGCTTTGACCGCTGACGATTACAGCCGCGTTGAGGACTACAACGAGGAACTGCGCTGCATCGTCGCAGAGTTTGCCTAATCAACCCGCCGGGGGCAATCCCGCCCCCGGCACCTAACCAACGGAGACCTGACCATGAACATCCTCGAACAAATCGAATCCCGCTTCACCGAAACCAAGACCGCTTGCAAGCTGTACGCGACCACCGCCAGCGCCACCAAGGCCGCCGAGGCTGAGGTCGCCAAGCTGAACAAGGCGCACGGCGTCGAGATCGACTGCCTCTACATCATCACCTTCGTGCCCAGCCAGCAGAAATTCACGGTCGTCTTCGACCTCAGCCGCTGGGTCAACCGCTACGGCAGCGGCACCTATCTCGGCTGGTTCTCCCGACGCAACTTCTTCAGCATCTAACACCAACCCGCCGGGGGCTTCGGCCCCCGGCACAAAGGAGACACGACATGATCCGCAAAATTCTCAGCCTGTTCCGCCGCCGCAAGCCCAACCCCGAGTGGCGCTTCGTCGCCTTCCAAATAATCGAAACAACGCGCAATTTAAAGCGTTGACATCAACGTCTGACCGCCTATATAACAGTCACTGACACCAACCAACGGAGACCTGACCATGTACTACAATATGTTTGAACACGCCGCCGCCGCGCAGAACGACGATATCGACCTGATGATCACCATCGGCAAGCTGGCCCGCACGATCTACGAGATGCCGCGCAGTCACTCCCACGCGACGGTCGTGCGGACCGTCCGCGATGCCATCGCCATTGCCGGCGGCCGCCTCAACCATCAGGCAGCCGAGACCGAGGTCCGCGCTTTTTGCGACAGCATCATCGACCCCGCCCTGTGCCGCGACGACATCGACGACCTGATCGCCGACTACATCAACACAGCCGAGCGCATGGTTGAGGAGGGCTGGGAATAATGGAACTGCTGTATCCTGATCTGCTGAAGCACAACATCGCCGCCGGGAATTTGACCCGGCGGCAGGCCTACAACTTCCTGATCGAGCACGACGTCTACCCGTGCAAGGCTGTCGAACTACTCGGCGACTACGCGCCGCTTGACACTGACGACAGTCCTGACTTATAAACTGACACGACGTGATTTGAGGTGATGACATGACAATGAAGCAGTTACTCCCCCACCAGATCGAGGACGCCAAGTTCCTCGCCTCCAAGGCCTTCGCCGGTAACTTCTCCGGCATGGGCAGTGGCAAGACGCTGACCGCCCTAGAAGCCTTCCGGCTGGTACGCGAGCTGGTGACCGATCAGGTCATCATCGTCGGCCCGCCGATCAGCCTGCGTATGTGGGCTTCGGAGTTCGAGGCCTTCTTCCCCGGCGACAAGGCGCAGCTCGTCAAGACCGGCAAGACCAAGATCGACGGCTCCGCCTCGGCGCTGGTCATGTCCTACGAGATCGCAACCAAACGCGCCGCCGAGTTGTCCCAGCTCAAGGCCCGCGCCCTGATCCTCGACGAGGCGCACGCCTGCAAGTCAGTCAAGGCCAAGCGCACCAAGGCCATCCTCGGCAGTGGAGGCATCGCCAGCTCAGTGGCGCACTGCTGGTTCCTGACCGGCACGCCGATCACCCGCTGGAACGATGACCTGTACCCATTCCTGTGCCGCGCCGATCTGAACGGCATGCGCCGTCGCTGCGGCGGCGACCATATTGATCGCTTCAATCTGCGCTACACCATCGTGCAGAAGCGTCAGTTCCCCGGCGCTCGCTACCCCACCAAGATGACGGTCGGCAGCCGCAACACAGATGAGCTGAACGAGTGGCTGTTCGACGGCGGCCTCGCCGTTCGCCGCGAACTGGCCGAGGTCTGGGCTGCTATGCCTCCCCTCACTATTAACCGCCTGCCCGTCGGCCTGTCGATGGACGACGAGCTGCGCGATATCCTCGCTGGCTTCAAGACGCAGGCCCAGATCGATCAGGCCGTTGCCGCGAACGACGAGCACATTGCCACCGCCCGCCGCAAGATCGGCGAGGCCAAGGTGCGCGAAGCCGCCGCCGAGATCCGCGACCGCGTGGCCAGCGGTGCCGGTGCCATCCTCGTCGGCGCTTGGCACACTGGCGTCATCGACGCGCTGGTCTCCGAGCTGTCGGGCCTGCGGGTCGCCGCCCTCGACGGCCGCACCAGCAGCGCCCGCAAGGACGAGCTGCAGCGTGACTTCAACGAGGGCAGGCTGGACGTGCTGGTCGGCCAGATCGCGGCTATGGGCGTCAGCCTGAACCTGCAGCACGGCGGCAACCGCATTGTCGTCGTCGAGGAGGACTGGTCGCCTGCCATCATGGATCAGTTCTACGCCCGCCTTCACCGCATCGGTCAGACCGAGCATGTCCACGTCGACATCCTGCAGTCCGACGACAAACTATCTCAGGCTGTGGCCCGCATCTCCTCCGCGAAGCGCCGGTCCCACGAAAGATGTCTTGATTTGCCATTCATTTCAATCCGTAACATGGGTTGAGATTGTGTGAGGATGAAAGGGAGGTCTAGCATGATTAAACAGGGTGTATTCTTGCTCTTAGCTGTATTTGCAATCCTGCTGACGTGGGAGCATCAGATCCGTCTGGACGCCGTCGATTACAGCGAGTGCGGCGGCGTCTTTTGCGAAATGAAAGAGAAATAAGATGAGTGTACGTGATGCAGTTCTGCGCGGTGCCGATATCCACGAAGCCCGGAAGGACTGGGGCTTCGACCGCACCACTTACTTGAACAGCTCGGAGGCTGACGCCTGCATCCGCAGCATATGGTATTCCAAGCATCGTCCGGGGGAGGCGGCCG